CACTGCGTTTGAAGGCACAGGCGGGTTTAAGGACTACCGCATTAATCAGATGGAACAGCAGCTACAGCAGCGCCAACGACAAAACCCTAGAATGGGAATGGGCCTTGGCAGTCAGCGACCAATGGGCATGGGTATGTTTGGCGGGTTTCCTCAAGTTCCACAGAGACAACCGCAGGGTATTATGGGTGGATTTGGTCAGCAGCCACAACGTCAGTTCGGAGCTATGGGATATGGTCAGCAGCAGCCACAACAGCAATATCAACAGATGCCACAGCCACAATATCAGCCATATCAAAACCCTTATCAACAGCAAAGACCGCAACCACAGCAGTATGGCGGTTACGGAATGGGTCAGCAGATGGGTGGATTTGGTGGTTACGGCGGAATGTCGAATCCGTACCAGCCGCAGCAGTATGGTAACCAGAACAATTCTATGGGTTATCAATCTCCGCAGCAGTATAATCAACCAGCAGCAATGTTTTAAGCTGGTTGATTTAAAGACTCTTTAATAATTTTTTTTAGTTCTTTGTGCTATGTACTGAAAAATTCCCGAACCTATTTTTTTCTGTACGACACTTACTAGACCAGCTTGGTTAGCCATAAGAGCGTCTAGTCTGAATGGTCCTCCTGCATATTGCCCGATGTGGTAGTTTATTTTGTCCCCATATTTAGTTTCTTTTAGTGCGTTGCTGAAGGCATCTTTGTTTTTAACGCCCACAAGGTTTACAGTGTTTGTATTTTCATTCTTCGATGAATTGGATGTTTGATTTGTCATTTATTAGCTCCCTTTCAAACATTTCTATTATAGCCTCAATTTCTTCTACTTGTTGATGAAGAGTAAACCGCCTTCTGTTGCTGGCATCTGTTTTCATAGACAGAAGGCGATTACTTAACATTTTTTTAATTTGAGTTGTTTTCTCGGACATAGATCAATCCCACTTAGCGTTACCTTTTAGAATAACAGCATTGCCAACAATGCCTGTTCCGCAAATCTTAGTTGCTTCTTCGTTAAATGGTAAGCCTTTGAGCAATCCTTCTTCATTAACAAGAATCTGGATTTCTGAATTGTTTGGTGATCTTACCATTTCGACAAAGCCACCGACAAGAGCTTGCGCTTCTTCTAATGTGGGTTTTTTGTCTTCAATTGTTGTAAGCATAGTTTCTCTCCTTTTTGCTTATTCATCCTCAATGAATTTAATTGTGAGAGATGCTACACGTCCTTCTTCGTTGTAAGTGGCAATAACAGGATAGCTACCATCACCCCAACCAGAACTACACGCTACGGCAAGTCCTTTGCCAATCTCTCCTCCTAATCGCTTGTCTAATACAGTTGCTTCACAAGCGCCTTTATAGGAATATTCTCCAGATGGAGTTCCTTTTATTTCTACGAACTTACGCTTTTTAAGCATTTCGTTCATAGTTTTGCCATAAGGCTCAATTTTTTCATCGTATCGCGTAAAGTCTTCAGGCCAAACTAATTTGCTTAGATCACGACCTAAGTATTCACGGCGTCCATCGTACTCATTGTCTTTCCATTTAGACAAATAGCAGGGATCACCCACCATTACTTGACCACTATCGACTCCAATATGTCCTAATATTTTTTGCATATCTGCACTCCTTTTTGCTAGAACTTAGTACTATTACCACATACTCCCACTATTAGTCAATAGTAGGTTCATTAATATGTAAGTTCCCGCCTACAACACCGATAAACTTTTTCGGCCCACTGCGTGTAATTTTATACTGCCCGACACGACCCGATTTTTGCAGCTTAGTGATGTCACCCTCTAGTGTGTCGGAACTTACGTTTAATAGCCTAATGTTAGCGGCCAGCAGATCGTCTTCAGGCGCAATCCGAATCATTTCAAATAGCCCATCTGTTTTACCACCTTTGGTAACTGGATTCCCGTGTGCTTCACGCTCTGAAACAAAACTAAACACCAAGTCCATTCTATCCCGAACAGGTTTAGAAAACTGCACAGACGTAATGTCTGCGGTTCTGTCTTCCAACAATCCTGTGTTCGGGTTACGCATAAAATGCCTGAAGTCCCTGTTCGCTGGGCCATTTGATTTCACAACAGCACCATCGAACACACCGTTGCGTGTGTATTTTAGGTTGAGGTCTTTGCATCTCTGCTTGCCTACTGACTCAGTTACAGGCCAAACGGCGAACGCAGCACGCACGCCATCAACGATAGCAGATGTACCACGGATCATGTTCCGCGCTTCCTCTGGAGTTGTCACTGGTCTGTCATCTTTGATCTTAGCCATGTGATGATTAACCATGACAGTTGCACCTGTTTCGGTTGCCATCTGTGCGAGCATCCCCATAAAGGCAGCACCCGCTGCTGGATCAGCGTTTACATCTGCGTGAACAAACGATGCGAGTGGGTCAATTATGATTAGTTTCAGGTTTGTCATCTGAAGCATTTCTTCGTAGATGCGCGTAAATTCCATACCCATAATGTATGAGTTGTCGAACTTCTGCATCACTGGAAATACACCGCCGAGGTTTGGCAATGGCAAGATGCGCAGCTTATATTCGTAGTGTTCACGATATTTCTTTGGATCAAGGCGTGAGATACGCCTGTGCATCTCGTCCTTGTCATCTTCCGCAGTGAGGAGAATTGCATCCCCATGCTCTGCTACAAGACCACCGAACGCGCTTTGCATTGATGCGCCAGAGGATACCTTCATGGCGAGGTCAAGAGTCATCATGCCTTTGCCGCTGTCTCCTGCCGCAGCAAACACAACAGGCACGCCAAGAGGTATCGTATCACCGATAAGAAACTTTTGTTCGGGTGGAGAGCCAACGAAATACTTGTCTATCAACAGGCTGTCGTCAAGCAGGGAGATAGGTTTCTTTATCTTGTTTTCATGTGACTTGATGAACTTCTCGATTTCAAAACCTTCTTCGATAGCGTCAGCCGCGTCCCACTTATCTTCTTTATTTGCAGGGATTTTCAGCATCATAGTGGATTTTGAACCCGCTGCTTTCGCTTGAGCCTCAACAATACGCGCTAACTTTTTACCAGCTTCATCATTATCAGGCCATAGAATTACGTCTTTGTTACGCAGATGCGAGAAGTCGAACTTGCTTGCAGTGTTCTCAGATAGCATCCCTGCACCACCTATTGTGCAAGTTGCGGTATAGCCCAGCGCGTTTAAAGCATCAGCGCATTTCTCGCCTTCGACCCATATAATCTTATTCGCGTCTAATATGTTCGGTATATTATACAGAGGTCTTGGTTCAGGAACTCCTTGGCGACCATTCATGAATTGACGGAATTGTTTTTTAGGCTTCCCGGCGCTATCCCGAACAATTCCTCCACTTGCGTCCCGGTCATAGTATTTTCGGACTGAAACAATCACGACTCCATCTGCATCTGTATAGGTATATTCTTCTTCAAACGGCGTACTTGGGTTGATAGATGTCTTTTGTTCGGGTTTTTGAGTTTCTGTCGATACAGTAAAACTTTCAGGGTTGTTCGGCTTAACAATGTTTTCGGGAGGCGCTACATAATCTTGTGAGATATATTCAGAGAGCATTTTCACACACTCTTTCAGATCATACCCCCGACCTTCTTTTAAAATTTTGCAGATACCACCAACGCCATCCCCTGATTCAAAGTCCATTCCTTTTAGGAACCAAGGACTACTTGTATCAATGTTAATTCTTAATGACTTGCCAGCTTCACCACTTAGAGAGCCGATAAAAAACTCTTTGCCACGAATTACCCCAGATGGATATGTATCAACTAATATTTGCAACTGGACGCTACGAGGAACTTCTTTAGATATTCTCTCTGCGACTTCTTTTGTTGTCTTGCCAAAACTTAAAACATTCATTACTTTGCCCCTATATACCCTGTTCTACTTATTAAATGTGAGGTGCGGCCTACCAAGCACACCTCACATTTTTTTTTATGATTCCCAACAACTCTGCTTAAACTCACACCACTTGCATAAAAAGAAATCTTTGCTTTGAGCAATACGCGGTAGAATGTCACCAGCTTTTGCCGCCGTCAAGATATTCACTGCCCTGTCGCTTGCCTCTTGAGCCAAACGCTTATTGTAAGGGACAAGTTCATAGTAGATTTCTGAAGTGTTCTTATTAACCACAGTAAACAATGCCGGGTTCTCATATAAATCCATATACGTTTGATACAGAGCTATCTGAGTTGCATAAACTGGGTTAGCTTTTGCTACGCCATGTTTAACGAAAGCCTTAAACTTATTGTCGTTTGCTGACTTGCACTCCCACAAACTAGGATAACTCATATTGGCAGGACCAGCACAGATCACACCATCTATGTGTCCTTTGACTTCATCGTTAGCTATAGAGAAGCCAAATTGCTTGCCGTCTTTCTTTTCTGTACGCAGATCGAAACCAGCGTCTTTCAGCCACTTTGCTGTGTAATCCTCAATCTCATGCCCAAACTGAAAGATACGCAGTGTACGCGCTGTAAACTCTTTGTCAGGGTCAACAGGGTAGTTAAGGTAGCGATACTGTATCTTTCTCTGGCACTCATCGCCAATACTAGACGCACCGATATATTTTCTCCGCGTCCTTTTCTTCTCTCCTGCAACGATTGCAATATCTACTGCATCTTCAATCTCTTTTACGATTGCCTCTGTCATATCTTATAAACCTCTTATTAGTTTTGGAGCATCAAAAATCATTTCTAATTGTGGGTGATTTAATTCTTCAAACTCTATGTCACAAAAGTTTCCACAATCAGGCATAATTATCTTTTGCTTATGCCCCTTTTTAGGGTCTAGCTCGTCCAGAAAATCGCCACGAATACATGAGTTGCCCACCTCACGCTCTAGTTCAGCCATTTGCTTAAAGTGATCTGGAAAATCTATTCTGATTTTGTTCCAATAACCTGCACCACCCTTTACGCAACCAATGCAATTATTGTTTTTATATCCAAGCCCATACATAGCTGGACTTTCTATGTTGGCTTTTTGCAAGAAGTGCAGACACTCAGGCTTGGTCATGCGCTTTTCAATCAAAGGGAATATAGGCTTAGATACAGGATATTGTTCTTTAAACCTTATCGCCCTGTTTATTTCCTTTTTGCTAAACTCAAATCCAAACACCTGACCATCATAAGCGAGTTCTTTTTCCACCCTGTGTCTAACGTTTTTCTTGAGTTCAGAAGTGCATCTTGCTCCTGCTGGACCGTTCACATATCTAGTCTTTTTAATAACATCAAATTGATCTTTGTACTTTTCAGACCGCCAAACCTCTATCTCACAGCCATACCAATCTTCGCACTCTTTTTTAAATCTGGCGTTGTCATCATGCGCAGAATCTATAGCAAAATATATGGGCTTTACCGAACTCCCAAATTCCTCAATAGCTATCTTAGTCGCAACGGCGCTAGTAACCCCTGCACTCCACCATGATATAATCATCTCAACACCTCAGACCTCTAATTAAAATGGGATTGAGGTAGAGGGCCAAGTACCTGTTGACTTATAATAAGTGTCTTCAAGTTTTCCAATGTCGATCTCCGCTGCTAGACGTTTTGATTCTTGTATTCCAAATATAAGTGTTTGAACTTGCTCTTCTGTAAGATCAGAAAACCTTGTGTTCCAACCAAACTTGCCCAATATAAATGCTAATTCTTTCATAGGCGTTGGTGCTGTATCAACTTCGCTCAATGTATTATCTCCCTTCCAATTGTGCATAAATCCATTATGCTGTTTAATTCATCTTGATCCGCTTCCTTATTTTGGAACGCGATATTTAAAACTTCTTTGCCTTTTATCTCAACGATTGCTGTTCCAAATAAAACAACATTATCTGCATCCTCCAGATGCTCTCTAAGAGCATCATTCGCGGAGGATTCGACTTCAAGTAGGTTTGAGTTGTCACTTACAAAGCAAACCAATTCGTACTCAACTGTTTCAACTTTATCCTCTGATTTCTCAGCGATCATGATGTGCATTTCAAATCTAGGCATTATCTTCTTTTGTAGCCAATTCTCCACTACACGCTAAATAACCCGCACCATCCGCAAAGTTATCTAAGTTTTTGGGATTTGATTTAATACGAGCAATTTTTAGAAGGGTCATCATTACCCCAACATCTGTAACGCTGATGTAAGAATCCTCTAAATAACTATTCCATAAATCAGCTATTCTATTAAAATTCTCTTCCAAGTCTCCATGCTCTTGAGCGCGTTCCTTGGTTACATATTTATTCGCTAAATCTAATAATTCGCCCCGGTTCATTTGTAATTGCTCCCTGTTAGTTTTTTCCAGTTGTCTACTATCAATTTATCAACGCCATCTCTGTTCCAATAGTAACTCAAACAGCAAGCTGCTTTGTACTTAGTCCAAGAGAAATCCATCATGTTTATAGTGACGCCATTTGCGGCTAGATGCTCCTTTTGCTTCGCTGATGCAGGCTGGTTCAACCAGCGTTTTGTTTTGTTTGCTGCGTTACTATCCTCTATTTCTCGCAAGAAGTCATCCCCCGCAGCCATTGCCTGTACCTTCTCGCCTATGGAGACTACTCTAGGACGCCCATTTTTGGCTTTTACGATGGCCATCCAGTAATCTCCGATTTTGCCCACCAGAGTAAAGCCATTGAAGCCCATAGCCATCATTGCAGAGCCGTTACCTTCGTGCAGCGAAAATGGATCAATCCACATAAACGGAGACATTTGCATGAGATCGTATTCAGTCATCTCAAAGTTTTCTAATGCGTCTTTTACTTTGCGCTCAAACTCATGCTCACAGATTGGACAAATGCGTGTGTTCGATGCCACTTCGCTTTCACAGTCTGGGCAAATTTTCGTTGGAGCATCGCCACCAACAGACTTGTCTGCACCATCTAAGTTTGCTGTTTCGTCTAAACCGCCATGAGTGATGATTGATGTGCCGAAGTCCATAACAACGCAGTCAGTCTTTATGACATCTGGATATAACTCAGGATCAAGAATGCGCAGACCACGACCAATCATTTGCACCATTGTACCCTTTTGGGAGCATGGGCGTGTTAGAATGATGCAAGATACAGGTGGAGCGTCAAATCCTTCGGTCAGGACTGCCACGTTTACAATAACTTGTAGATCACCAAACTCAAGATTGTACAGCATCTCTGCACGTTTCTGTTTGTCTGTCTCACCTGTTACGAAGTCAGCTTTTATGTCCTGTCGAACAAAAGCGTCGCAAACGTGTTCCGCGTGTGCCACTGTAGAACAGAATACAACAGTCTTTCGATCTCCTGCCTTGTTTCCCCATTCGGAAACAATGCGATCATTAATGACTTGGCGATCCATGATAGCCGCCACTGCTTCCATGTCGTATTCTTTACCGCGTTTTGTAACCTGATCTAGTTGATCCCCTACGCCAAGATCAATGATGTAGCTTTTAGGACGTACTAGGAAGCCTTCGCGTATCAGCGTGGCTAGTTCAATCTGATGTGCGCAGTTGTTGAATATTGAGCGCAGACCTTTACCATCGCCACGGTTCGGCGTTGCGGTAAAGCCTACAATCTCAGCGTGTTCGTTGTCTTCACGAACAGCGTTAATAACTTTTGTATATGTTGGAGCCGCCGCATGGTGGCCTTCGTCAATTACAACCATGTCAAACAAAGGGCGATCTCTAAGGTTTCTATCGCGTGACATTGTTTGAATCATTGAGAACACAGCATCACCGTCCCAATGCTTGACTGTTCCGTTGACAATACTTGTTGTGATGTAGGGATTAACCTTCTCAAACTTCTCTTTGTTTTGCGCTACAAGTTCATCCCGGTGTTGAATGACAAGAACTCGCTTGCCTTTCTTATGCCGTTCACCAACGAGCGCAGAGAGCATGATTGTTTTACCAGCACCTGTAGGAGCGACAACTAGGGTGTTTCTATGCTTGTCTAACGCGGTACAAGCGTCAGAAACAGCAACCTTTTGATAAGGACGTAATATCATAATAAGAACCTATTTGCTAGAATAGTTGGGGGGTTAGCGGCCACGGCCCCCCTATCCGTGTTCTAGCAGGCGCGGAATGGCCCTGCCGCTAGATTACTTTTGCGCCCAAGAAGGTACTGCACCGCTAGGTTGTGCAGGAGCTTGTGGTGCAGATGCCTGTGCAGGAACTGTAGTATTCTGCATAGGAATGCTGCCTTGAGGCAAGAAATCCTTATTATCAGGCGTTAATGCCACCATTAACTGATTACTGTCCTTGTAACCATTAGTGCCTTTCTTAACGCCAACCTTCACACAAAGCTCCATCGCATTCAAGTCAAACATTCCGCTAATATTGCGATTTTGTTGTGCTTGAGGTGTTACGTCAGAAGGATTAATGTTGCGTGCGCTTTCAACAATTGACTTCAAAGTACGAAGACCAATTTCTTTGGCCAATGGCATACCGCTTTGACCCATCTTGTCACCATCAACAAAGACGCTGTGCCAAAACTTACGGCGATCATACTCACCACCTACAATGGTAAACTCTAAGTTCATCCACTTAGCAGATGTGCTTTGTGATTTTTTAAACCATTGTCCCTGACCAAACTCAGAGATTTCAATATCTCCTTGCTGGACAACCATGACAACACGACAAACTGTGCCATTAGGAATAAGAGAGAACTCTTGAGTTTGCGGGTTTTCGTCTTGCGGTACATTATTAAAATTAAGCATTATGATTCTCCTTCGCTAGAAGTTTGAGTTGTAGGATCGACAAAGGTTAATTCCTTGTCGGACTTATTAGAGCCTGCTGACATCTTTTCCATTAATCTTCCAAGATGAGGCTCTTCTAGTGTGTCGAGTCTGCCAGAACGGTCTTTGGCTGGATAGCCCCATTCGTTCAGAGGTTGACATACAAAGGCACGATATTGCCCATGATCACCTGTCAGGACTGCCATTGTGATTACTTCGTCTACAATTCCGGGCAATTCACGACCAGTTTTGCTCCCCTCAATTTGAAGAGAGTATTGCTTGCGTCCGTACTCGTCAGTGATCTCGTCAAGAATACCAACAAAGATTACGTTCTTAGAACGAATGTGTTGAATGTGCGTTAGCCATGACATCATCTCACGACCATGCAAACCATATGCAGCACGAGTGTCCATCTTACCAGAGCGGTCAGACCGTACTTCTGGCTGTTGTAAGCACCACTGAAAGCACAAACGCCCTGCTACAGTAATAGAGTCCACAAACAGAGTATCGTACTTCTTCCATACCTCTGAAGAATCGCCATAGATTGAAGCCACATAATTGTAGTGTGATTCGCTGTATGGCTGATCTTCAGCCAACGATGGATTTGGTCCACCTAAGAAGCAAGCAAGGTCACGGCAATCTGCCCATGTACGAGGACGAACGACATCAATAGGATGCCCTTCGATAGCTGCATCACCAGCTTCTAAATCCATGAACAAAGTCGTAGGCGCGTTGAGAGTACGAGCAAGTGTGGTTTTACCCACACCGCTTGCACCACATACCACGATCTTGTGACCTTTTTTCTCAGCCATACGCTGATCTGCTGTTATAATTTGTAGTGTCATTAGCTTTCCTCCAACTCTACTGTAAAGCGACCATTTTCAATAGTGCGACATTCCTCTAAAATCCGCTTGATAGCAGGAGGAGCGGCTGTAAACTTGCGTTCTTCAACAGCAAATGTCAGCTTTCCGTAATGTCTTGCGTTTTCTTCAGACATTGTTCCCAACGCCTCACGCAACATATCTTGATCCCATGTTACTTTCTTGGCTAAATTTACTTTAACCCTTTTATTTCCGTCAACGATATAAGCTATACC